GGTAAAAAGAAAAAAGGTAAATAACTATGGCTAGGTCAAACGAAGCATTATGGAAACGTATTGTTGCTAGCGTTAAAGCTGGTAGCAAAGGTGGCAGACCGGGACAGTGGAGTGCACGTAAAGCTCAAATAGCTGGTCAACGATATCGTAAAGCTGGTGGTAAGTACTCAGGTAAAAAGACTAAAGCCCAGAAGTCCATGACTAAGTGGACTAAAGAAAAGTGGGGTACTAAGTCTGGTAAGAATAGCACACAGGGCAAGAAAGCTACTGGTGAACGTTACTTACCTAAGAAAGCTAGAGGTGCCCTATCAGCTAAAGAGTATGCAGCTACTAGTAAAAAGAAAAGAGAGGACACTCGAAAGGGTAAGCAGTTCTCTAAACAACCAAAGAAGATTGCAAAGAAAACTGCAAGGTATCGTAAAGGACCTTTGAGTAAATAGGAGAATACTGTGGACAAGAAAGAAATTAGAAAGCATTTTATCGAAAGTATAAAAAGAATAAACAAAGAAATGGGAAAAGATTCAATGTTTCCCAGATCTACCCCAACCTACAGGAATTACTCTGAAGATATTAGAGACGGTTATTATAAAGACAAAAGCCTTGAAGATTTAAAGTCTGGTCTTTTACAAGACTTTGAAGATGATTATAGGAGAGATATGTTTCCAGATGAAGTTAAGAAACAACTTAATTCTGAAAATAAAAAAGCTATTGCTAAAGGTAAAGCAATGAAAAACCCACCTCCTAATACAGAAAAAGGTGGTGAGCGTGTTGTTGTTTCAAAAGAAAGACGCAACAGGCAAGCCCCCCTTAGTAATTATAAATAGGAGATAACAATGCTATCACAACTAATCGCCCCTGTATCAGGACTACTAGATAAGTTTATAGAAGATAAAGACACAAAGAATAAATTAGCACACGAAATATCTACAATGGCGGAGAGACATGCACAGGAACTTGCAAAAGGTCAACTTGAAGTTAACAAGGTTGAGGCAGCACATAAGAATATGTTTGTTGCTGGTTGGAGACCTGCTGTGGGCTGGGTATGCGTGGCTGGGATGGCAGGTAACTTTATTATTATACCGCTGGCAAACTTTGCGCTTGCTCTTTCCGGTTCTGCAATCGCTGTTCCCCTAATAGCCCTTTCAGAAATGATGCCTGTCCTTATGGGTATGTTAGGCTTAGGTGCTATGCGTACCGTAGAAAAAGCTAAAGGGGTACAACGTGAACGATAATAGGAGAATTACTAATGCCGAGTAGTATTAATGACAATAACCCAGTAACAGGTTCACCGACAACTGATTCTGTCAGGGTTAACTTTACAAGAGCTAAAAACGAAATTAACGGATTACTAAGGTCTTCTTTAGACATAGTAACTACATCAGGGTCAGGTACAGCTTATGTTGCTGACTTTAGTAATAACGTAGCTAAAGTAGAAGGAGTCCGAATTATAGTAAAGGCGCACCTAGCTAATACAGGTAGTGCTACTTTAAACGTAGATGCAACTGGTTCTGCTACTATAAAAAACTTAGATGGTAGTTCTTTATCTGCAGGTCAAATTGGAGGAACTTCTCATTACTTAGATTTAATATATAATAGTTCCAATAATACATGGGTACTTTTAAACCCTGTTCACCATGCCCTTGCTATCGCAGATGTATCTGGATTACAGACTGCACTTAATGGTAAGCTTGGGACAGGTGATAATGCCGTAAGCGCAACTACTGCAACTAACTCTACTAAGTGGGGTAACTACAACATATCGACAAGTGCTACAGGAACAAACACTAATACAATTTATTTCAGGACTTAAACTATGGGTATCTATATCGGAAGCACAGAGATAACTGACATAAAGCACGGCAACACAGAAATCAACAGCGTGTATGTAGGCGCTAATAAAGTATGGGAACGTGTTACTTCTTTAGATACGCAAACAGTTACTGTTGGAAACAATAATCAAAACTGGGGTTTTTCTAATGGCGGCCCGTTTGTTGGCTGGAATGACGGCTCTATCACTGACGGGTCTTGCGATTTTAAAGGTGGTTCGTCATATAGAGCAATTTATCACAATACTACAGGCAACAGAACTTATCTCTATTTAAATGGCGCTCAGACAAACGCTGGCTTTACTTCAATGACAATTTCAAGCATTACAGGAAGCTCCCCTACAGTTACTTATTACAGAACTGATGCTTCCTTTAGTTCCGGCACACTTTCATTTTGGCAGTGGACACCTGCATCAACAGCAAATCCCTTTGGTACAACTACCGGAGAAACAAAATTAATAACATTTAATTAAAGGTACAGTAATGATTGAATACGAGATAAAGTTCACATAGGAGATAAAGCATGGCAACTTCCCCAAGAACACCTAGGAACTTTTTTCCTGCAGACTTAACACCTCTGTTACTGTCTGGGTGGCAAACAAATAAATTTGATAAAAGCATTCCTTTCTGGGCTGAAGTTGATGGTTTACAGTTTACTGATACTTCTATTAGGCGTAAGCCCGGGAAATCCTTAATAGGAGACTTTAGCTCTCAACCTATACGTGGGATGATAGCTATTAACGAGTACGATACTAAGGTTCTTTACCTAGGTGATCTTAATAAAATCTATAGATGGAAACTGGATGAACCCCTTGTTTTAAATACAGAAGTGGGCACAGGTTATAACTTGGTAGAAAGAGCTGGAGCTAGTGTTTGGGATATAGCACTGCCATCGCCATCTGTTTGGACTGAAGATAATGGAGCTATTTCTGTCTGGGATGAAGGCATTGTTGTTGCTACTTCATGGTCATTTACTAACTTTGGTACTTGGGTATTAGCAGCAGATAACGTTGGGCCTATTAAGATTAAAAAGAACAACGAAACATTTGCTGACTTACAGGTTGGTAAGGTTTCTGGTGCTAGTATAACTGCTGGTGGCTCTGGGCATGCTGTAGATGATAACATAACATTTTCTGGAGGATCTGGTAGTAGTTTTGCTGGAACTGTAACAGAAGTAACTGGTGGTTCTGTAACAAGATTTAAGGTGACTAACTACGGATCTAGCTATGCTAATGGTAATACTATATCTCAAGCATCTACTTCAGGGTCTGGGACAGGATTACAATTATCTTTATCTGTACCTGATTGCCCTTATACCCGAGTAGCTGCTTTAGATAAGTCTGGACCGCACATACTAGCAATTAACTACGATAAAGCTAACTCAGAACATCCTTACGATGTCTCATGGTGTGACACAGATAACCCAGATACATGGGTAGCTGCAGCTAATAATGCTGCTGGTAGTCTTACACTACGGGAAGCCTCATCTCCTCTAAAGGCTATAGTGCCCTTAGGTGAAAATAAAGCTATCTACACAGAAGATCAAATGTTTATCTTGCAGTATACAGGGGCTCCATATTACTTTGGATACTCTACTGCTTTTGCTTCTGGTGCTGGCGCAGTGTCACCTAGAGCTGTAGTTGCTGTTGATGCAATGAACTATGGTCTCTCAAAGAGAGGGTTGTTTGTTACAGATGGTAACTCTGTTTCAGCTATTGGAGATGTTGAAGGTATTAACAAGTATATCCGAGATAATATTGCTAGTTCAGAATACCCGCAGGTAGTTGCTTATCACAATAAAATAAATAGTGAAGTAATATGGTCTTTACCTATTGCAGATACTAAGCCTAACACTCAGATTACCTATAACTACTCTAATAAAACATTTAGTATAGAAACAATAGGCGCTAGTTCAGTTCAAATATCTGGTGTATTTAACCATGATATTACAGCTGATACTACAGGTAATGTATACTTTGAAGACGGGTCTAACTCTAGTCACTCTACATACGGTATAACAAAAGCCCATGATCTTGATGACCCTTACTCTATTAAAGAAATAACCAGCATAAGAGTTGGTAAGATAGGTAATGGTACTCCATTAGTTGAGATAGGGTTTGCTGAAGACATTAATGATGAGCCTACTTTTAGCCCTGAACATAGTTTTTATGTGAACGGATCATATGCTGATTACAAGGTCAGGGTTTCTGGCAGATACTTATTCTTAAAGATATCTTCAAATAACGACGCTGATACTTGGGAAATAACTAACCTAGAGATCAAAGGTAGAGTAAGAGGGTTTAGATAATGCTTCCAGTAAACTATGATGCAAGATCAGTACAGCAAGAGTTAAACAAACTTAATGAGGGTGTAAGAGCCCTCTATCAATTTATACCTATGATACCCTTAGCTTTCCCACCAGTAGAACCTTTAGCTGGCTTCTTATCTGTAAGTGATGGGACTGGCTCTGGCTTTGATGGTTCAAGTGGTGCTGGCCTCTACAGGTACTCAGGATCCGCTTGGGTATTCGTAGGTTAACCGGAGGACTATATGCTTTGCATGTGGACAAAAGAACATTTTAAAGATTTACCCGTTGCTTGTTTAGAGCACATAGAGTCTGCCCTAGAGTATGGGCAGGGTGAACGAGAACTAAAACACGTAGCTCAAGACCTTATAGATGGTACTAAGCAGCTATGGGTAGGAACCCTTAATGATACGTTTGTAGCTACGGTTATAACTCATATCATTGACTACCCTAGTAAACGTACTTGCGAAGTATGTTACTTAGGTGGTGAAAAGGGAGAAGGTGTTGTACATGCACTAGGCAATGTTAAAACAATCGAAGAGTGGGCAGTCTTAAATGACTGTGACGATATACAAGTCTTCGGCAGGAGGGGTTGGTTAAGGCCTCTAAAAGAACACGGATTCTCAGAGAGATATACCATAGCCGGTAAATCCCTAAGGGACCCCTCAGATAATAAAGGACTTTTAAATGAAACTTAAAGGTAAAAGAACTACTTTTCAAAGTAGCTACGATTCAGAACTGGGATGCTTTACAGACAGCTACATGCTTCAGTGTAAAGGTGGTGGCGGTAGCCAGACTACAACTACTGGCCCATCCCCAGAACAAAGAGCTATCCTTAACAAACAGTTGGGATATGCTAACAAAATGGAAGGCTTAGGCCCTATGGAGTTCTTTGAGGGCGACACAACAGCAGGTATGTCTTCGGACACTGAAGCAGGGCTTGCGGCCCAGCTAGCTGCTGCAGGAGACACAGGTGCTCTTAGTAATACTGCTATGGCTCGATTCCAAGATGCTATGGCTTACGACCCTATGAATGATCCTAATACAGAAAAGTTTTTAGATGCGGTAACTAACCCATTAATCTCTAAGTATGAAACACAGATTGCCCCTAAGCTTAGTTCTGCCGCTGTTAAAGGTGGAGCATTCGGTGGAGACAGAGCAGCTATCCAGCAGGAACGTGCTATCTCTAATCTAACAGGTCAGGTAACAGATGCAAGGTCTAAGGCCCTTCAGGGCATGATAGACTCCAATCGCGCACAGCAGCTTGGTATGCTTCAGCAATTACCTTCAATGCAAGATTCAGCTTTGCTTTCCTCTCAGGTTATACAAGACGTTGGTGCAGCTAAAGAAGGCT